AGGGTTTTATTCCTGCTTTATTGGGAAAAAATGAGTAGTAATTATAGAGAAGGATTAGTAAAAGCACTCATAAAATTTTATGAGGGTGGTATAGAAGCCCACAAAATGAATATACAGGTTTTATTAGGGTCTCATGTTGGATTAGCAGAACATGGGGATATTATAGAAACTCTAGACGCAGAGATAGAAAAAATGTCTTCGCTAGAGGATAAACTAGAGGTATTAAAAAAATATTTTACATGAGTATAGTAGAGGCGTTAAAAGCACAGATTGCCGAACAAACTGCTTTAATCTATTCGTTATATAGTAGAATAAAGGAGTTGCAAAATGAAGTTAATACTAAAAGACAACAAAAATAAAATTGGAGTTGTAAGAAATCCATATGAAAGAGTGGTTACTGAATACTTTTATTCTTTTAACTACATAGGATTTGATAAGTGGCTTACGGAGTTTACTCCTGCACCACAAGTAGAACTTTATAAAAATTGTGATATTATTATTAATTTTAATGATTGGCAAAAAGAATTACAGGAGTTAAACCTCCAACCAAAAGATACATCAATTTTAGATGATATAAAGATTATAACAGATTGGCAAAGGTGGTATACAATAAAGAGTAAAAATTATGTTGCAGTGCTATACAAAGATGATATAACAACCTATGGTTATACCTTTTAAAAAATAGTTCTTGACGAATGGTTAAACTTCTTGTATAATATATTTATATTATTGGAAAGAAATCATTATGAGTGATAGATTTTATTTACAGATGCGGGAAGCGACTGGTTGGTGTCCAGGCTTACCCGAAATTTACAAAACCAAAAGGAGAAGAAAAGTGGCTTGGACAGATGAAGCAAAGGCTCAAGCAGTAGAGATGTATACTGTAGAGGAACCAACTCCAGAAAATAGCATGGAGATTGTCAAACAAATAGCTGAAGAATTAGGCGAGAGCCCAAATGGTGTCAGAATGATATTGACAAAAGCTGGTGTTTATGTTAGAAAAACACCTGCTGCTAAATCCAGTGGAGGCTCAACAGGTGGTGGCAGAGTTAATGTAGCCGCTGCTCAAGAGACACTAACAAATGCAATAAGCGACATGGGTGAAGAACCTGATGCAGCTATCATAGGTAGGCTTACAGGGAAAGCTGCTATGTATTTTGCAGGTTTAATAAATAAACTAAACGATTAACTACCCCTGAGTGTGGGCAGTCTACGGGCTGTCCGCATATTTTTGCATCTAAAATAAGTAGCTTTCAATTTGAATCATTAAGGGACGCTAATAGATATTAACAACCCTAAGGATATTGATGAAGAAAGACGACTTTACTAAAATAGTAACTGATGCAGGTGATGCAATAATTACCTATCGTAGTCAGAATAGTCGCAGACTGAAATATAATGTTTGCACTATGGATTTCGATAACAAATATATACAATCTAAAAAGAATAGAGCAAAGCCAAATAAAAGTCAAGTGCTACTATTTTGCTGGGACACTGATTCTTTTAGATTATTACAACCGCAAAATGTAACTTCAATCGTTCCGTTAGCGAGGATTCTAAAAAATGATAGAGTTACATAACGCCCCTCCCGTTTACGAAAAAGAAATACACTACAACGAGGACAAACATGAAAAAGTTTTTGTAATGGTAAACACTTTTAGGGGAGAAGAATATTTGCACATCAGAAAATATTACCAAGACTTTGATGAAGAATGGAAACCAACGAAAGATGGTATAGCAATTCGCATGGATTTTGATAACACTCGTGGTTTATTCGATGCCTTGGTAGAGATACTTTCTATATCTGAAGTCAAAGATGTATTATCAACTCATTTCAAAGAGACCATCGATAACATCTATCAAAAATAATTCTTGACACAATCCCAAAAATCGAGTATAATATACATATGAATAAAGAACTAGAAGCATATCTCAGACTATGCAATCAAGCATATGTCGAAGGCAACCCACTAATCCCAGACGAAGTATACGACCGACTTGTTGAAAATACACAGTTGGCGAATGAAGTTGGGCATATAGAAGTAGGAGAGCAAAGATATACTCACCCATACCAAATGTATTCATTACAGAAAGTATTTCATGGTGAGGATACAGAACCTGATTGGTTTTCTAAACATGCACACATAATGACAACTAAGTTAGATGGTGCCGCAGTTTCTCTTACTTATATAGATGGAGAGCTACATCAAGCATTGACAAGAGGAGATGGTAAACAAGGACTAGACATTACAGATAAGATGCGTTTTATCGTGCCTAGATACATTCGTCTTGAAGGATTAGTTCAGATTACAGGAGAGCTTGTTGCTCCAAAGACTATACCAAATGCTAGAAACTATGCTTCTGGAGCATTGAATTTAAAAGATGTTGAAGAGTTTAAAAGTCGTGATTTAACTTTTATAGCCTATGGTGTTCAACCACATATAACTGATAGTTGGCTACATGATATGAAGTTATTATCCGATACAGGTATCGAGTCCATCACACTTAGTGATTACTCGATGTTCCCGAATGATGGTAAAGTTGTAAGAGTCGACTCTAACAGTATATTTGAATCGTTAGGCTACACATCACACCACCCTCGTGGGGCGTTTGCTCTTAAGAAAAGACAGGCAGGAGTTATTACTGAACTATTAGATGTTGAATGGAATGTCGGTAAGTCTGGTGCAGTTTCTCCAGTTGCAATTCTATCTCCTTGTATCATAGGCGATGCAATTGTTAGTCGAGCAACCCTACACAATATAGGATATATTGAAGCTCTTGGACTAGAAATAGGCTGTAATGTAGAAGTAATAAGAAGTGGAGAAATCATACCACGAGTTGTTCGGAGAGTATGAGAAATATAGATTTCTTCAGGTCGTGGGGTAAGGCTCCACAAATGAATGGGTTAGGTTTTATTTGGTTAAATAGAACACCAAGTGAAAGATGGAATTTTTATCACCCCACTCTTACTCCTGTGGTAGTAGACGAGTATCATAATCATAGAAGTACTTTTAGAAGTAGAATTATGAAAGGTAAACTTTATAATAAAAGAGGAGTAGTTGTAGAGGGTAATGATGTTATGAGAAATATAGATTGTATTACTTTTTTAAAGAAAGGAGAAGCTCCTGATTTTCCAATTATCGAACATGGAGTAAGAATATGGGAGTTAGAAACTGAAGAATATAATCTTGGAGATATATACGAAATGCAACCAAATGAAATGCACAAAGTGTGGGTTGAAGAACCTACAGTAACAAGACTAACTCGTATGTCTATGGACAATCAAAAAGGATTAGCAGTCTATAATAAAGATAAAAGACCTCTTTGTCCAATAGCAGATTTTGTAACACCAGAGAAAGAATGTTGGGAGATACTAGAAGTAATATGTCAATCTTAACAGTAGTAAAACACTATGATGAGTTAACACCAAATGAATTATATAGAATAATTCAATTAAGAATACAAGGTTTTATAGTAAGAAATAAAGTATGCTATCAAGACCTAGAAGCACACTATGATAAAAATAGTTACTGGTGTATGAATTATGATACAGTTCTAGGATTAGAGCCACAAAATATGGTCGGAACAATATCCTGGTGTTTAAATAAAGTATTTACAGGAGATGATGGTAGAGAGTATCGCTATCCAGCAGCTCGTAGACAAGCGTGTATGGACGAATATAAAGGTGGAATGTCTATACATGATTTCAAACAGGGCGGTAAATTTTTAACTAAAAAGTTAGGAACACCTCACCGTATGCTAGAAATAACCTATGAAAAAGGTAGACAAGTCTTTTTAGATTTAGGTTGTAGAGAAGTAGGAACAAATATAGACCCAGCAGGTAGAAAGAACTGGGTATTTGTTATGGACGAAGAAGCTCCAGGGTGGAAAAATGAAACAGCCAGGTCTGATTAATATAGATGTTACAGGGTTATGTAATAAGACTTGTAACTACTGTCCAAGAAGCCAAGGCTACCCCAATGAAAAAGAGTATATGCCTTGGGAACTTTTTAGAAAGTTTATACAAGATTTAGATACTTATACAGGTATAGTATGTTTTACAGGACGAGGGGAAAATAGTTTACACCCTGATTTTGGCTTATTAGTAAAACTTTTACATCACCCAAATAGAAAGTATAAAACTCGTATAATAAGTAATGGATATAAACTAGAGAGAAGACTACACTATTTTGAAGAGTTTGATTATTTAATTATAAATAGTTATGATAGTGAAGAAAAAATGGAAGAAAGAAAAAAATTGATTCCTCGTGCAAAACACCGATATTGGAATCAGAATATGAAACCAGAAGACTGGGGTCAAACAGAAGTCATAGTTAGTAATCGAAGTGATATTTATAATCGAATCGCAACTGACACTTCCGAAATAGATACACCCTGTACCTTTCCATCAGTAAAAATATGGGTACATTGGGACGGAACAATTCAAAAGTGTTGCAATGACTGGACTAACTCAGAAATTTTTGGCAACATAAAAACAGACAATATCCTAGATGTATGGCAAAGCAAAGCATTTAAGGAATTACAAGACAATTTACTGCAAGGAAACAGGCGATATAGTAAGACCTGTAGTATGTGCAACAGAGGATTAGACAAGAGAGATAAACAAAGATTAGTATGGTTAAAATCCCAAAAGAAACAGATAGTATAGTAAATTTAAGTGGAGGGTTTGAGTGCCTTGCCGCTTTGTGGTATGCTAAGAAAAAAGGATTTAATCCTGTATGTTTAGCCTTGTATAATCCAAATGCAAAAGGAAAATTTGCAGATGCAGAACTTAGAGCTGCAAAGCTTCAGGCAGAGTATTTTAAAGTACCACTAATAGTGGATAATAAATCAAGTCTGCCACAAGAAACAGATATAAATAATTACTCTGTATTACAAGGACAATCAGCTATTGCTATGCTGATACAAGGCAATAGACATATAAATTTTAAATGGCATATATGGGGAGCAAATGCTGATGACTCTTTTAGACAAAGACTTCAGTTAAGATACCCTTTGAGAGCAATGATGGCAGGTAGAAGTAATAGTTTAGATTTACATGGACTTCACCCAAATCATGTATTAACTGCCCCGATAAGTTTATTTCCTTTTGAATGGTTAACAAAATCAGAGATGGTAAGTTTAATTATGAAAGATAATCCAGGTATACTAAATTTAGTCTGGAGTTGTAGTGGTGACTTTATTGACGAACCCTGTGGAACTTGTACCAAATGCTTAGAATGGAAGTACGCAAAGCATGTAGCTAAAAAATCAAAATTCAAAGTGCAAGAAGGAAAACATGAAATATAATAAAGAAGAAGTAGAAAATAGTAAAAGAATATTTAAGAGTGCTACGCCTAAGCAAGACCTTTCATGGTATGTAAAATGGACAGCAAGTTCTTTTTTGATTGCAGCATTTGCAGTCAGGTCAGGACAAATGTATCCTTTTGTTGACCTATGTTTATCCCTAATAGGAGTATCAGGTTGGCTATGGGTAGGACTTCTATGGAAAGATAGAGCATTAATAATATTAAATGCAATTGCAGTATTTATATTATTAACTGGATTTATTAGACACTTTCACCCTATGCTAATAGCATGAGTTTAGGAGTCTATAATCAAACATATTTTAATAATCACCCAGAAGAAAAAGAGGTGGACGGAATTCTTTACGGAATTGTATTGGTAAATCAATTAACATGGGAACGAGAAACTATAAAAGTAGGCATCGCAAAAGGGCGAACATTCAAAGACGCAGTAAAAAGGAGTCGTGGCTTTACAAACTACGAAATAAGAATACAAAGACTATGGCAGGGAAATCTGTACGATTGTTGGAGATTCGAACAGAAACTACACAACCAGTTTCAGAACGATAGACATAAAACTGCACATAAGTTTGGAGGACATACGGAATGTTTTAGTATGACATCAAAAATACTAGACGCATTTCCAAAGAAAAATGATACATACAATTAAAAATTTTTACACACCAAAAGAATGTAAACAGATTATACAGAATTCTTCAGGTTTTGAAGATTCATATTCTATTGGTGCTGATGGTAAACCAAAAAAAGATAGCTATAGATTTGCTCATATAGGTAAATCTACACCCTTGCGTATGCAAGATGTAGCAAAAGAAGTATTAGATTTTAATTCTAAAAATAGAAATATGAATTTGAATGGACACTTCCAGTCAGCAGTAAATAAGTATACAAAAGGAATGTATTTCAATACTCACATAGATTTAATATCGGGAAAAGGAATGTTAGATGTTAAAGAGTGTAGAAAAGTAAGTTGTGTTATACAATTAAGTAATCCAGAAGATTATACAGGTGGACGACTTATGTTTGAAGATAAGGAGATGAGTGCAGACTGGGGAGACTTTCATATGTTTTATGCAGACTATCCACATCGAGTTACAGAGATAACTAAAGGAACTAGATACAGTATGAATATATTTTGTTATGGGGATATAATATGGTAATAAAAGGTATGAGTGAAAACTTCCATGATGCAGCGGTTGCTATTATGCATGATGATAAATTAATGTTTGCTTCATCTTCAGAAAGATTTAGTAGAATAAAGAATGACAGAAGAATATGTGATGAATTAAGAAAGATTCCATGTGATACACATATATTCTACGAGGACTGGAGATTAAAGAATCAAAGAAGGCAAACATACGGACAAAGAGAAGTACAATACTTTGAAGATGTAGAGTGTGTATTACACCATGAAAGTCATATGGCTGCAGCTTATTATACTGCTCCTTTTGTACCAGATGTTACAGTAGTGATAGATGCTATTGGAGAGTACGATACAGCAAGTATTTGGGTAAACCACGAAAAAGTCTGGAGTAAACAATACCCATGGTCACTAGGACTATTTTATAGTGCAATAACTAAGCGTATAGGACTAAAGCCTAATGAAGATGAATACATTACAATGGGTATGGCAGCGTTTGGTAAACCTTGTGTGGATATGACTGGTATATTTGATGAGTATTTACATACAGGTATTCCTTTGAAGAAATGGTTTTGGAATAAACCAGAAGACATTGCAGCTTCTGCACAACTATATCTTGAAGATGAATTACAAAAAATATTTGTAGAAGCAAGAAAGTATGGAAACAAAGTTGCATACGGTGGTGGAGTTGCACTTAACTGTGTAGCAAATTCAAAAATAGCAAAGATGTTTGATAAGATGTGGATATTTCCTAATCCAGGCGATGCAGGTAGTGCATTAGGTTGCATACTTGCAAAGTCAAAGAAAAGATTAGATTATACACATACTTTTTGGGGATACAATATTGATAGAGAATTAAATCCAAATGATGTAGTAAAAGAATTATTAGATAGCAAAGTTGTAGGAGTAGCAAATGGAAGAGCAGAGTTTGGTCCGAGAGCTTTAGGTAATCGTTCTTTACTAGCTGACCCTAGATACAATATAAAAGATAAAGTAAATAAAATAAAGCGAAGACAAAAGTTTAGACCCTTCGCTCCAGCAATACTAGAAGAGCATTACAATACATACTTTGAAGGATATGCAAATGAGTTTATGCAGTTTGTATGTGATGCCAAACATGATTATAAAAGTGTAGTTCATGTTGATGGCACAAGTAGAGTACAAATTGTAAAAGATGATGGCAGTAATCTAAGAAAGATATTAGAGTGTTGGTATGATGTTACTGACTGTCCTATGTTATTAAATACAAGTCTAAATATAAAAGGGCAACCTATAGTAAATAGTTGGGAACACGCAGAAGATTTTATGAGAAAATACAAGGTAAAAGTATTATGATATATTGGAACGGGTGTAGCTTTGTTCAAGGTATGGAAGTTAAAGAAGCAAAAAATCATTTTCCTTATCTAGTTGGTAGTCATTTTAAACAAGACACTTGGAGAAATTCTAAAGTCGGTGGTAGTAATGATAGGATATGGAGAACTACTATGGACGACATGACAAGAACTCCAGCACCATTAGTAATAATTTTATGGTCTGGTCCGAATCGATTTGAGTTTCTTAACTTATCTACTAATATTTGGAGAAGTGCTGTCTGGATTTCACATAGATTTAATAGAGCAACTTTAAAACTAACCGAGGATAGTGAAGTTCATTTTCACCCAGACTTATCATTAAAACAATGGCAAGGATTAAATGGATATGCAAAAGAAGTTAGAAACCCTAAATACAATGTAATATATACATTACATTATATGATGTCTACAAAATATTTTTTAGAGGCGAAAGGAATACCTTATCTATTCTATACAATGTCAAGTGGACAACTACAAACTATGTTAAGCTATCTTGATGAAACTAGATTAGAAGGTGCCAATGTAGTGTGGGAAGTTCCACACATGAAAAAAGAGGACTATCTAAAAGAGCTTCCTTGTTTAGGAGAGGAACCTTTTTACGATATGTGTAAAAGAAAGAAGGTGCCATTCGGTCCAAGAGACCACCCACTCGAGGAGGGGCATAAGTTAATGGCAGATAGAATAATAGGAGATATATACAAGTATGAACTGGATAAATTCTTTAATTGATAAAATAAAAGCACTATGGTTTTATTTAATGAATCGTTGGTCTTATGAAGAAGATACTCACATCTACGAGGAGGACTAAATTTTAATCTCAACTTTTGGTACCAATTCCAAAAATAGTTCTTGACACAAGTTCAAAAATCGTCTATAATATATTATATATTTAGAGAGAGAAACAGATTTGAGAGAGATTATCCCACCAGTTGTTTGCCCCGCTTGTGAGAGCAAGTTGGAGTTAGTAAACGACCAGTTGTTTTGCAGGAATCCGAATTGCCCTGCACAGTGGGATAAGAAAGTAGAATCTTTTGTTTCAACTTTAAAAATAAAGGGCTTTGGCCCCGCAACTATAAATAAATTACAAGTTCAAGATTATTGTGAAATTTATGAACTGTCTGTAAGTGATATACAGGAAAAACTAGGTAGTGAGAGATTAGCTGTGAAACTCTATGATGAAATACAAAAATCAAAGAGTTCTAAGTTGGTGGATATAATACCAGCTTTCAGCATACCCCTTATTGGTCGGTCGGCTTCTCAAAAATTATGCAATACGATATCTCACATTGAAGATATAAGCGAGAAAAGTTGTACTGAAGCAGGTATCGGTCCGAAGGCAACAGCTAACTTACTTAAATGGTTAGAAACTGAATACTACCCTAGTAATTACAAGACAACATTACCTTTCAAATGGGAAAATAAGATTAGTAAGAAGAAAGAGGTCAATGGAGTTGTTTGTATTAGTGGTAAACTAAAGAGTTATTCCACCAAAGCACACGCAGAAAAAGTACTTAATCAATATGGATTTGTAGTTAAATCATCGTTGACCAAAGACTGTACTTATTTAATAAATGAGTCAGGAATTGAATCAGCAAAAACACAAACAGCTCGAGACCGAGGTGTTAAAATTATAACTAATTTAAACAAATTTTTAGGAGAAATTTAAAATCATGGCATTACCAAAATGGACAGATGAAAGAACTCAACAATTAGTAGATTTTGTTGGGAACGAAAGCCCAGTTTCTCAAGCTATGGTAGCTGACGCTGCCGATGAACTAGAAACTTCAGTAAGAAGTGTTAGTTCAAAGCTAAGAAAAATGGGTTATGATGTAGAATTAGCATCAGCAAATGCTTCAAAATCATTCTCAGATGAGCAAGAAGCAACTTTAAGCAACTTTGTAACTGATAACTCAGGTGTTTACACATACGCAGAGATTGCTGAAAACTTTGAAGGTGGAGCATTTAGTGCAAAATCAATTCAAGGTAAAATCTTATCTATGCAACTTACAGAGCATGTTAAACCTGCTCCTAAAGTTGAAACTGTAAAAACTTACAGCGAAGATGAGGAAAGCCAATTTATTTCATTAGTAAATGATGGAGCTTTCATTGAGGACATCGCAGAAGCATTAGGCAGAAGTGTTAACTCAATTAGAGGAAAAGCATTATCACTACTTAGAGCTGGTGAAATCAATGCTATTCCAAAACAAGAGCATACTAAAGGTTCAAGCAAAGCTGACCCATTAGCAGATGTTGAAATTGACGGAATGACTGTTGAAGAAATTGCTGACCAAATCGGCAAAACAGTTAGAGGTGTTAAAACAATGCTAACTAGAAGAGGCTTACAATGTGCGGACTACAACGGTGCAGCTAGAAAAGAAATAGGTTAATTACTTATTTACTTCAGCGAGTGGGCTTCTTTAGGTCTACTCGCTTTTTTGTTTTGGGAGAGACAACTTGACTTTAGAATCGGCATTACTTAAGCAAATACTTGCGAATACAGACTTTGGGACATGGAATAGTCTCAAGGAACACTATTTCCCTGAAGGTGAGTACCGTAAGCTGTGGAAGATAGTGGACAAACATGTTCATAAGTATCATGCATTACCAACTTTTGAGGATTTAAAACTAGAGATTCGTTCTAGAGAACTTCAAGAGAAAGTATTTGCTATTGAAACAGTCGAGACAGATGTTCCAGCAGATATACTGTTGGACTATTTAAAGAATCAATTTACTCAAAATGAAATCCTATCTCGTGTCGAGAACTTTGTAGAACATCAGATTGCGATAGGCGATGCTCGTGAGAACATCGACTTATTACAAGAGATTGTAGTTCAGGTTGAAGACCAAGTCGAGACCTCTGATGACAACGAGAGTATGGAAACGATTGAGTTATTTGATAGTGAAGAAGACTTGCAAAAGTTTTTGCCACTAGGTCTAAATCAAGAGTACGATTTAGACTACACATTCTCTCCCAAAGACCTGGTCGTTATTGGCGGACAGCGTGGTGGAGGTAAGTCTTTTACTTGCTGTAATATCGCACAAGCAGCACACATGAAAGACAAGTCTGTTCTATATTTTACTATAGAGATGGACAGTAGACAGATACTACAAAGGGTATGTGCCGTTGCTACGGGAGTGCCTACTAATCGTATAAAAACTAAGAATCTTTCTCCTTTGGAGTGGGATAAAGTTGCCGAGTGGTGGGCAGACCGTTTTGAAGGTGGTACAGAATGTCTAACTGAATTTAAAGGTCATCGTGACTTTGATAAGTTCCATTATCAACTTACAAGAAATAAGTTGGCAGATAAACCTCAGATTGATGTGTTCTATGACCCTGCACTTACACTTGCTAAAATTATTAGCACAGTAAGGCAGAAACAAGCACAGCTACCCGATTTAGGTATAGTAATAGTAGACTATCTAAACCAAGTTAGACGCCATAACGCCCCTGGTCGTTCAGGTCAATATGATTGGACTGAACAGATAGAAATATCAAAAGGTCTAAAATCTTTAGCGCAGGAAAACCAAGTTCTAGTTCTTTCTGCTTTCCAAACAAATGAAAAAGGCGAGGCTAGATTCTCAAAAGGTATTCTCGATGCTGTTGACGCTGCTTATAGTGTTCAGCATTGGGGCGACGCAGAGCCTTGTATTAAGTTCAAATGTGATAAAATGAGAAATGGAAAAGCAGAAACATTTGTTTCTGAAATGAACTGGGAAACATTAAAGATTGGACCACATACTGCTCTTGACCCAGATGAAAGGGCAGAACTAAAAGAAACAATGACAACAGGGGAAGATACATATGATTTATAGGGGGTGTAGCTCAGCAGGGAGAGCAACTGCCTTGCACGCAGTAGGTCGCTGGTTCGATTCCAGTCACCTCCACCAAT